TCGAGTCTTGTGCAAGTCGCGACGAAGCCGCCGCATTGTGGAAGACGATACCGAAAAAAGAGCAGCCGAAATATCTTGATACATTCAAGGCGAAGGTCGCCAGTTTCGAGGAGGCGGCATGATTGAGCAACGCACAGACGCATGGCTTCAGCAGCGAATCGGTAAAGTCACTGGCTCGCGTATCGGCACTATCCTTGGGCATAACAAATACCAAACCAGAGCGCAGCTAATGCGCGAGATGGTGCGGGAAGCGAAAGGCGCACCGTCTGAGTTTGTCGTCACGCCTGATGTACAGCGTGGCGTGGATCGGGAGGATTCGTCCTTGATGACACTATCGCTTGAGACAGGCATCCAGTTTGAGAAAGCCGGTTTTATCCAACATCCCAAATATGACTGGATAGGCGTGTCACCAGACGCCCTAGCAGACACTTGTGGCGCTGAGATTAAAAACCCGCGCAAACCCCAACCCTTGATCGAAAAACCCCAGTATGAGGCTCAGATTCGCCTCTGCATGGAATGCTGCGACATGGGTGAGTGGTATTACTTTTCCGATCCCGTTGAAGGCGAGCACATCATCGAATTGGTTGACCGTAAAAGAATGTGGTTTTCTGGTGTATTGCCAGCCCTGATGGATTTCATGGACGAGTATCAATCGGAGCTATCCAACCCAGCGCACCTTGAGCCGCTTGTAGAGGCCCGTGAGGACGACGAATTTAAAGAGGCGGCTAGTCTATACCTTGCGGCCAATCGTCGCCTGAAAGCCGCTCAGGACGACGAGAAACAGGCTAGAGAGGCACTGTTATCTCTGACAGACAAATCCTGCTCTGGTGGTGGTGTTTTGGTATCGAAAGTCACCCGCCAGGGAGCTGTAAATAACAAGCAAATCTACAAGGATTTCAATGTCGATCCAGAGAAGTATCGCGGCGAATCATCCACTTACTTTTCAATCAGGGAAAGCAAATGAAAGTCATTAATCAAGTAATCACAGACGACTACGCTATATATCATGCTGATACTGTCGAAGTCGCAAAAGGCCTACCAAGCAACTCGGTTGGATTTTCTATCTTTTCTCCGCCCTTTGAAACGCTCTATACCTATTCAAACAGCGATAGGGATATGGGTAATTCAAAATCATCCAGTGAGTTTTGGAGTCATTACAAATATCTGATTGCTGAGCAATTCCGAGTAATGGAGCCTGGGCGATTAATTGCAATCCATTGCATGAATCTTCCAACCAGTAAAACGAATCACGGCTATATCGGCATTCGGGATTTCAGGGGCGAGATTATCCGCGCCTATTCAGATGCTGGGTTTTACTACCATTCTGAAGTATGTATTTGGAAAGACCCAGTAATAGCCATGCAGCGCACAAAAGCACTCGGGTTGCTTCACAAGCAATTAATGAAGGATTCCACGTTATCGCGGCAAGGCATCCCTGATTATCTCGTGGTAATGCGAAAGCCTGGGGATAATCAAAAGCCAGTATCGGGCGCACTGGATCACTTTGTTGGTGAGGGTATTCCCGCGAATTTCAGGCCGGTTGAATATGGTGATGGTCGCCGCGCTTATGTACCAGCAAATAGTAATGCCACGCCAATCGACATTTGGCAGCGGTACGCTTCGCCGATTTGGACTGACATAAATCAAACCAACACTCTGCAATATCAAACCGCAAGAGATTCGGACGACGAGCGGCATATCTGCCCTTTACAGCTAGACGTTATCGAAAGGTCACTGCAATTGTGGAGCAATGAAGGTGACGCCGTATGGTCGCCATTTATGGGTATTGCTTCCGAAGGATATGTATCTGTCCAACTTGGGCGAAAGTTTATCGGCGCTGAATTAAAGGCCAGTTATTTTGAATTAGCCAAACGGAATATGGAATTAGCCAATACCATTCAGGAGGATTTATTCAGTGCAATCGCGTAAGCATTCATTCATCGAATCAGTGACGAATGTTTCTATTGGCTATCTCGTTGCATTGGCAAGCCAATTAATCATTTTTCCCGTGTTTGATATTCACGTTTCGATTATGGACAACCTGCTAATCGGTGCATGGTTTACCGTGATAAGCATTATCCGATCCTATGCTGTGCGTCGATGGTTTACCGGATGGAGTGAAGCATGAGCTATCAAGACTTCATTGCGGAAAAGCAAACCGCATTTATTCAATCAGGATTTGAGCCTGACGAGTCATTTTACCCTTACGCGATAAAAGACCATCAGCGGGTATCGGTAACGTGGGCATGTAAACGTGGACGGGCGGCTTTGTTTTTCGATACCGGACTAGGGAAAACACTCGCCCAATTAACATGGGCAGAGCAGGTTTATTTCAAAACCAATAAGCCGGTTTTGATATTGGCGCCACTAGCTGTTAGCCATCAAACCGTGAGAGAGGGCGACAAATTCGGCATTACAGTTGAATATGCAAAGTCTCAGGATGACATAAAAGGCCCAGGGATATTCGTTACCAACTACGAAAAACTCGACCACTTCGATTGTGAGTCTTTCTCTGGTGTCGTCTTGGATGAGTCTTCTATTCTGAAAGGAATGCAGGGAAAGGTTAGAAAGCAGATCACCGAGTCATTCAAGGACACGCCCTATAAACTATCCTGCACCGCGACACCATCACCAAATGATTATATGGAACTCGGCACACAGTCGGAGTTTCTCGGCGTTATGTCGCAAGTCGAAATGCTCGCTATGTTTTTTATCCACGATGGGTCGGACACATCGAAATGGCGATTGAAAGGCCACGGTAAAAGCAAGTTTTGGGAATGGCTATCAACGTGGGCAATATTCCTCACCAGTCCTGCGGATCTTGGTTTTGATGGGTCGGATTATGACTTGCCGCCAATCGAATACCGAGAGTATATCGTGCATACCGAAGCCACAGACTCGCTGTTTGTCGAACCGGCACAATCTCTACTTGAGCGAAACAGGGCCAGAAAGGAATCCGTTGATAAACGGGTAAAGGTTGCGGCTGACATTGCCAATGAATTAGACGCTTGCATCGTCTGGTGCAATCTCAACGAAGAATCCGAAAAACTCACTCAATCAATTAATAGTGCGGTTGAAGTGAAAGGCGCTGATAGTGATAAGCATAAGTCAGAAGCCTTGCTTGGCTTTGCCACTGGTGAAGTGAAAAAACTCGTTAGTAAGCCAAAAATAGCGGGGTTTGGGATGAATTGGCAAAACACGCACCATTGCATATTTGTCGGCCTGTCGGATTCTTGGGAGTCATTCTATCAAGCCATAAGAAGACAGTGGCGATACGGACAAAAAGAGACTGTCGTCGTGCATATTGTGAGCGCAGACACTGAGGGCGCTGTTGTTGAGAATATCCGCAGAAAGGATATGCAGCACCGTGAAATGTCGATGGCGATGATGGATCACATGAAAGACTTGACGCAAAAAAACGTGCTTGGTGCGGTAATCGAAAAGACGGATTACCTGCCTGAAGTTTTAATGAAAATACCGGAATGGATGAATGCGGCATGAATCCTGATCTAATCAAAGCCTCCGATTTTCTAACCCATGCCAAAAACATCATGCAGGAGCGAGCGGAGCAGTACGACTCGCCAGCCGGTGAGCGCAGCATGGCATCCACTATCGAGGCTTTTAATGCGATTACCGGACGGGAATTGAGCGAGTCTGAAGGCTGGCTTTTGATGCTCTTGTTAAAACAAGTCAGGCAGTGGCAGACAGATACTTACCACGATGATTCAGCAGTCGATAGCGTGAGTTATGCGGCACTTCTAGCCGAGAGTTTAGCGAATGAATACTGTGATTGAGGCGTTGAAATGAGCGAGTGGGTCAGCGTTAAAGACAAAAAACCAGAGGATGACCGTCCGGTTATTGTTTACCACGATGGGCTTTACGACAAAACAGTTATTGAAGGTTGGTACGACAATGATACCGGATTGTTTTTTGTTGAAGGTTACACGGTGAGCGGTGTTACTCACTGGATGCCAATGCCGGAGCCGCCAAAATGAGACCCCATGACATTCTTATTCTAGTCTTCCTTGGCATCACCCTGGGCGCTGTTTTCGGCTACTGCATGGGTGCAAATATTGGCTGGATTGAGGGTTGGTAATGGATTTTGAAGTATCAGAAAAGCCTGTCAGATCAGTGAAGGTAAATACTGACTCGATCACGCAGGAAATCTCTCGAATGATGGATATAGAGTTTTCCGGCGAAAGCACGTTCACGCCTCCT